TCGACAATCGATCTTAGCTTGGTCATCAGATTATCAATGTTCCTACGTTCATCATCACCTTCCAGACCAGACACCAGGATTGATAAGTGATCCAAGAATATCCACTTACAGTCTAACGCTTTCACCATGTAACGTACACGCGAAAGTATCTCATCAGTCTTCATGCTTCCAAAGTGATCGAATGCAAAGAACCTACGAGTACCCACCGTTGCATCTTGCCAAGTGCGTAAGTCACTCATGCTAAATTGATCACGCACCTCTCGAATGTACAGCCTAGCGTTTGCCTCGACCGACATGAGGTGGAAGATGGTGGACCTGACATTCTCTTCCAAAGATATCACGCCAATGTTTTCTTCTGTGTTGTTCAGTACATGATGCATAAGTTCACGCATGACACTGGACTTACCAGTACCTGTACCCGCCGTGAATGTTACTAGCTCACCTGTACGAATACCATACAGCTTCTCATTCAAACCCTCGAATGGATACAGACAAGTCTTGTACTCACCTTCATCGTACAGACCATCACCCATGTCAGCCAGATTAAGGATACCGGCAGGGGTGTAGACCTTGGCGTTCCACCATGCTTGGGAAAACTGTTCACGCTTGCCACCCTGTAGGTATTCAGATGCGTCCTTGCCATCAGTCATGTTAACAATGCGGCAAGTGTTTGGCTCGAACAGTGTGGCTACTTGTTGTGATGCTTTCTTTCCCTTGTCATCTGCATCAAAGCACAAGACAACATTATCAAACTTTGAAAGGTATTCTAAGTTAGCCTTGCAATCTTTGAATGCAGAATGAACACCATTCTTGATAGAAAGCACAGGCCATTTGCTTCCAAGCATTTCGAATGCAGACAAGGCATCCAACTCGCCTTCGCAAATTGTAACGTATTTACCACCGGAACTGAAAAGGTTCTGACCAAACAGAGCAGCCTTACCTAATGCTCCTACCGGCTCTGTTGGAAAGTCTTTTGTCTCTACGATACGAACCTTGTCAGCAATGTGGTTACCTTTAACATCATAGTAAGGATAACGATGTTTTATTATATTACCTTCTTGATCTTTAACTATTCTAACATTGTATTTTTTACAGGTGTTAGAAGCTATCTTTCTATCAGGGATTGAAGTTATTATTCCTTCAGTAGATTTTAATGGGGTGACATTAGTGGTGATAGGTTTAGACATGATAGGGTAATCTCCTTTGCCTTCAAATCTTGTTTGACAACTAAAACAATACTCATGTCCATCAGAGTACAACGCTCTTGCATCTGATGAACCGCAACTATCGCACGACCTATGTGCCTCAATCAATACGTTCTCTTCGTTGTCCATGCTTTCCTCTTAGCTAGTGGTGAATAACTAAATAACATATTTAAAAAACTTAATCAATAATTTATTTTTATATATTAAAATCAATAACTTAAAAAATTGTTCACGTATGAGAGAGATGTATATAAAATCTTAACAATCTTCCTGTTCATCCATGATGTTAGACACAAAAGAAAAGTCACCAGCTTTTATTTCGTCTGTCTCCTCTGTTGCTAATCGTCTAGCTTCTTTTCTAGAATAACCTTCATCAAGATATAAATCTAATAGTTCTTTATAAATTGTTTTTCTATCTTTTTCCCACAGATGTTTCATTTTCCCTGTCCACGATACGCTTTCCAATCCCTTTTTTTATGTTTACTTTTAGGACTAGTATTAATTGAATTACCTATACTTGTTTTCATGTGTCTTTTCATTTCAGATTTAGTTTTTAATTCTTTAGTTTTTCTTGTAGCCATTAGTTAACTACCTCTTCATTATTATTATTTGTCAATGCTTCCCAGCTTTCAGGAAACAACTTGCTAATTATTTTATCCCATTCTGTAGCCAACTCTTTAATTTCTTGTTGTGCTGTGTCTTCACTTCGTAGATTATATGCTCTAGCAAATGCAGCCAGTGAACCTGTAACATAATAACTTGTATACATTGCTTGTGGTAAAACCATTCTCGCTTGTTCAGGACAGATATTTAATGCTAACAATGCCTCGTAAGTTTTCATGCATGTATAGTATATTTCTTTTGGAGTGCTTGTAGTTTGATCTATGGCGCGAGAAACCCCATCAACAAACCAAATCTTTCTATCTAACCGTTCATCTAAAACACCTTCTTTATCAGAACCTTGCTTGATATTGTCTGCCCTAAACCTCCATATCTCAGGAGAATAAAATTCAGGATCACTATCCACATATCTTCTACTCACTTCGTTGTAAGTAAAACCGACCGTGTGTTTAAACCTTTGCCTCGCAACAAATATAGGTACAGTTTCTCTTAAAGTTATAGAACAATGAGTGAATGGAGTGAAGTGGTTGTGCCTAGCCAAGTATTTAATTAGCTTTATATCTTTCTCATAAAGTTCTTTATCAGTTGGTGGAGAGTTTATATCCTTCTTCCACTCAGACTGTTTGTCAAAAGAAACCCTTGCCGCATCAACAACTGTAAGATCATCTCCCAATTTATTTATAAGTTCAACTTTCATTTAGTTTCCTATCTGATATTTGTTCTAGTTTATTATCTAAGTAGTTTACTCTCTTTCTTAGGTAGTCATTCTCTTCTACTAACTCCGCTATTCTTTTATAGTGAGAGTAAGTTGCAGAAGTCATCTGGGATATTTGATCTTTCAGAATTTTTATAGTTGATTTCTCATCCATTTTACTTACCTGTTCTTATGAATTTTAAGTACCTCATCTCTCAATACTTGTACTCTTGTAGCTAAATCATGTAGCTTTTGTTCTTGTGCAAGACTTAGGAAAACAATATCGTTTATTTTATCTAGTGTTTCGTTGAGGGTTGCTATGATGTAAGCATCATTCTCCCTGTTGTCTTCTTTTATTTTAAGTAAACCTATCTTAATTGTGGCAGGGTCTATTAATTTATTCTCGTTACCACTAAGAGATAAGTCTTTTATTATTGCGCTTAGATTATAACTCATTATGTATTATCTCCAAAGCCAAACTCAGGGTAGTCGTCACTAAGATACTGTTCTAAGTCTTCTTGTATCTTTTTTAAATCTTTAATAACATCTTCTATTTCTTTCTGGCTTATACTTTTAAAAGATTTTAAATTTAAAGAACCAAGAATTAATTTCTTTAAAGACACACTACTTACTCTGGATGGTGGGTGGTCTAAGTTATCTTTGTATAAAGATATATAAGGAATATTTGCTGTACCTTTATTACCCTCATGTTTCCAATCATGGTTTTCTCTTTCGTACTTTAAGAAAACTTCCTCTCCAATTCTAATCTTTTTCATGGTGGCTCTCCATTGTGTTTATGTGTACTAGTGGTAAGGCGGGTAGAAGGGACAGGCTTATTGTCTTAAATAAACCTGCCCCTGACAACTAGTGAATGGTTCTTAGAGTAGTATGGATGTAATCTTGATCATCACTAGCCCACTCCTCAAGACCATTTAGAAAGTCGTTGATGTCGTCTAAGTCTAACTGCTCTATAGCAACACAGTCAGCGACACCTAGAATATAATCCTTCATGTAAGATGGAATTTCCTCATGGGTTTTATAATCATAAACCATTTCAACTTCCTTTCTAATCTAATTGTTATTATGCTGCTTCAAGAAAGTCCTCAAATGTTTTAGAGTTAAACCATTTGCGTACAGTTTCTTGCCGCTTAAATAAGCTATCATTGTCAGCGTTNCTACGCAATGGGAACCTATTATCATTGTGACTAGCATAGTGTGTCATGGCTGACGTTACAGCAAACAAATTATTACCTCGNTTAGTAACCTCATCCATGCATTGAGCATACAACCTAACCGCTAAAGTATTTTTCTTCTTAGGGTCTTGGTTGTTAGTGAGTTTAGAAAACAAGAGAGGTACGTTATGTTTGTAACTAATCTTAGTGTCAGCCCATTTTTGATATGTATCTGCTACATTTTTATAGTTAGCCATGCAATCATCAAAGGCTTTCATGAAACCATCTATAGTAAAGTTCTTTGTGTGCTTACGCCTAGTCACATCGTAGTCACCTAAGATCATACCGTTGGTGCAGAAAGCATCTATTAACCCACCATAAAAGACAACAGAGGATGATCCATTAAAAGTATTCTTTAGAATAAATCGAAGCATCATATTTGTTTTATGTCCGGTGTCTGTCTCGACAGGTTTCTTTACGCTAGGAAAGATATACTCCGAGAAACATACAGCACCATCTTTGGCAATGTGATCTTTGATCTGAACATCAGCCAGGACTGTAGGGTCAAAGTAATTAATCATCTGCTCTTGTAGAGGCATAAGTATTTCTTCGTTCTCTACTATCCTATAGTTAGACTTTACTATAGACAGAAAACTATCCTCTTCAGAGATACCGTTACCTCGCGTTAACATCTTATGCTTATAAGCTTCGCAGCCAGTAGCTTCACCTACTACGTCTTGCTCATAAACCTTAAAGAATACTTCCCTATCGTTTGTAGTGGTAAGATGATCTAACATATTAATTTTTCCTCCATCTAATGCTGATCCATAATGTGTGTTCTGATTACCGTACAACATTGTCGCTACCTCCGATCACTTGGGTTGGTTGTGGTTTGTCGAGTAGTAGTTTTTGTAAATTAATTACAACACTTTCTAACATCTTTATCTTTTCATGTAAAGCATCTATGTGATTTTTATTTTCCTCTACTTTCAAAAGGTTACTATCGATTGTCTTCGCGTGTTTCTTAACCTCTGAGATACTATTGTTAATTGTTTTAGAGTTTTCCTTAACCTTCGCAAGGTTACTGTTAATTGTTTTAAAGTTTTTCCTAACCTCTGAGAGGTTATCGCTAATCTCTTTCGAGTGCTTTCCTAACTGCTCTTCATGTGCTGTATCATTAACGTAACCTTTAGCGCCAACAACTGCACCGCCAGCTAAGAGCATTGGCGCACAACCTCCAATGGCTACAGTCGATAAAGTTAAAAGCAACATGTGTACGGGTTTAAAATTTTTCATTTCTTTAATCCTTTTCCTATCCAGGAGTAAATGGTTATCTCTTTGCCTTTATCTGCAGTCTCTCCGGTAACTGGGCAACGAGTTATGATAATGTTATCCCTAGTATCCACTACTAAATTTATCATAGATGCGATAAACTCTCTCTTTAATTTCTCCTCTTCTTCATTCCAAAATATTCTAAAGCATACTTCCTTTCTGTCATACTCGGGTGAGTATTCTACATAAGCCGTGATCTGTTCCTTACCTTCTGTCGAAGAGTTTATATTCTCTTTATTAACTTTTATCATAATCTACCTTTCCTGTTACACAGAACTTTGAGAATGCTTCGTACTCTTTTCTTTTATTCTCTTCACTACTCCACCATATTGGTAAAGGTCTTATGTTTCTTTTATAAGCTTCTTCCCAGATTTCATATGGTATATCTAGCATTCGTTATTATCCTTCCTATTCTTCATAACTATTTCATAAATAGCATCGCTATATCTATCCGCTAAAGCCATCAACATATTCTGTTCCCTACCTGTTAACTCTGGGAAAAGTATTCCATAGGTTAAGAAGTTGTTGTACATAACCTCGAATGTATCGTGAGTTATGTCTCGCTTCACGAAAGCTTTTACTTTGTCTTCATCGTTTTTCATTTTATCTTAGTCCTGCTTTCTTCACGGCACTTAATTTTCTCTTGGCTTGGTTTCCTCCAGGTTTTTTCTTCTTAAATAGCAGTGATTTTTTCATGTGCCATCCAATTGCTGCACCCAAGGCGTAGCATAGGGCTGCTGTAGCAATCAGCATAGCGAAGCATGTATCTGTCATATCACTTGCTTTCTCTTTTAGCTGGCTGTAGGATAATATCTTCTCTTTGCTTCTTGTATTTCTCTGGGGAGTACTTTCTTTTAAAGAAGTCTTTCTCATAACCTAACCTCTTACAAATAGTTTCTCTATTTAATTTATGGTTATCTTCTATTTCTTTTTTCGATTGTCCGTCATACTTAACCGCATAATTCCTAACTAGCAGCGCCTTGTTTAGAGTTGTCTCCCTATCTGTCCAGGTATCATAGACCCAGAATTCACCCAGTATTCTGCCGAACTTTCCTCTACCTTTACCCTTCAGCCGTGTCGATAGCCGTTGTGTCGATCCTTCAGGCAAGAAGTCTTTAACTAAAGCCTTCGCCATGAAGCCGAAATACTTCTCTTCTCTATCCCTTGTTCTACACTCTGGCGTATCTATTCCATACAGCCGGACACGTTGATTGTTTAGCCACACTCCGAAACCTAAATCAATATCAACGTCTACCGTGTCGCCATCTACTACCCTAATTATTCTACATTTATATTCATGCATAATTTAATTTCCTACTCTAAAAATATCTAAAGGGGCAAGTTCTGTATAAGACTACGCCTAGAATTGTGAAGGGAATAACCCAGAGTAAAACATCAAACATTTTATACCTCTAATATTGTTTAGCGTTAGTAGTTTCCTGGTAATGTATTGCGTTAGCTATCTCTCTCGATACATCTTCTATCTTGTTATAAATCCTATTGTCCTGGTCTATATCGTACCGCTTGCATACTATTTCATATTCCTTATCTAGACGGTAACGAATATCTATAAAGGTGTTGTACCATTCTGAGCTATCGTCAATAATGCTTCTTTCTTTTTTAATTCTCATAGGTATCTCCTTTGGCCTAGTCACATGTGCTATTGCAGAATATGTATTAGTTGCGAATATCTTATCTGCATAGCTATCCTTTTTTGTTCTACATACCATTATCTATTACCTCTATAATTCCTCACTCAAAAACTTTTTTAACTTAGATTTTGGTAGTTCTCTTAGTAGTCTGTCTATATTCCTATAATCTCCTATCACTACATCACTCCAAATTATTTTTGCTGCTGCTTCTATTAAATCAAAATCATTATCTGTGATGGTCTTTACTTCCCTCATTATCTATTGCCTCTTATTGTTACTCTATAGCTATCCCTATCCATACACATGGCGCGCACCTTTGCCGGTTTTACTACTTCGCCTATGTGAAATTCACATGTATTGCGTAGGGTTGATACTTCATATAGATATTGCATCCCACCGGCAGCTAGTGGACGTTGTCTCTCTACTAAATTTATTAGCTTCTTTTCCATACCTAAAAGTCTCCTCGTATTGTCTTCTCTGGCGGCCAATTTGGTTCAGTACCTAATACATTGCGGCATTGCTTCAGCGTCATTGCATTGGGTACATCTAGCAATAGATCGCCCCATGTAGGATAGTAGTCGCTGAACCATTTGACGCCTGTCCCTTCACAACATTCACACGGGTGTGCTGTACCTTCTGCGCCACCATAGTCGCCGTATCGTATCTCTCCAGTACCGTTGCAATCGTCGCATTTGAGTATGAAATTGGTTGGCATTGGTCT